TGCTTCCGGTGGTCAACTGAAAGTCGTCTCCTAACTTCTTATTGTCGGAATCAACTACCATAGGGCGTCTGGTGAGTTCTTCGCCATATCTCCCTTTTATATGGGTTTTATATTCCCATCTACCATCTTCAGTCTCAGTAAAAGGCTTTGCAAACTTGTTAGGCCAAGACGATTCTGTTTTCTGTCTTGCTGTGTAGACTTCACGCATCCTCTTCCACAGAGCATCGGCCTGTGGCTTATCCATAAGAAAACTCAAAGAAAAAGCAGCGCCGTCCTCTGTAGGTTTACAGGGTATGGTCAAACTATCTGCTTGTGAGTATCTATACGTCCTATCTATGCGAGGGTATTTAGCCTCGACATTATCCAATCTGTAAGTCAGATCTTCTTTTTGTTCTGCCATTTTGTTCTCCAAAACATATTAAAAATTATGTAGCTTTGTTAAATACAAACCCGTCAACTTTTTCAAAAGGCGATGCAGAGTAAGACGGCTCAGGAGCCATCATCGTTATAGCCTTTAATGTGTCGGGGTGGTTCTCCAATTCAGCCACTACCTCCAACTCCGCCTCATCTAAAACCCGCATGGGTCTAAAACGAAGCCTCGGCGCATAACCATCATGTTCAAAACATATTCTGGTTACCACCATCATTGCAGATGTGTCGTGACTAGCCAAGTGTTTGGCGTAATTTTGCATCGACATCCATCCACGTTTTGCACTACCAAACAAACTAGTTGCTGGTAATTGCAGTTGGTAAATATCGTATAGATTGTCTTCAATCGTCACAGCTATCTTCTGTGAAAACTTACAAGCCCTAGAATTACCAACACCAGAACCTTTAATATCTTGTTCACAATCCATACATCGGTATGACTGCTTACAAATTACATCAGGGTCGGGATTCCTAGTATCAGATGACCAACAGACAGGCGAAGACGATTTGTCAGGATCATATTCGTTTGGGTAGTACATCCTAGATATGACTGCCGCATTGATTATGACCACATCCAAAACCTCTGAATCTATCAAAGATTCCTGCCCATCAACGAGTTTACGAAACACGTTGTCTCTGACACTTATTCTTTTCAATAGTCTACGTGTGCATCTAACGGAGTTTCAACAGTCTCGGTATCTTGTTTAGAATCCAAGAGTGCTTGCTCCAATCTGCTAAGTTTGAATCTGTAGGTTTTACCCAACTTCATATATGTATCTTTAGGGATCTGACTCTCCCTAATCCAAGAACGCACAGTGCTTATCGACACTTGAAAGTGTTCTGCCACCGTGCCTATGTCCACAAGTCCTTCAGCCATCATTTCTTCCTTACGGTTATGGTGTATTCAGTCTTGGCGTTCAGTCCTTTAGGCACCTCTGTAGGGTTCTCCTCCAGATACTCCTTAATAACTGCTTGTGACAAACGCTTCTGATAAAACTCAGGCACACCTTTCTCCAGCACAAACTTATTTAATTCTTCCCAATCGTCGGTCCAATAAATAGTTTTTGCGCTGCGGTAGAAGTTACCTTCGTCTGTCTTAACGCTTGTTACGCCATGCTTTTTGCAGTGTTCCAATAGTTCCTGCTTAATAAGCTCTTGGGCTTCTTTTATCTTGGCATCCTCATCATGGAATGCTTTAGATAACTCTTCCCTTTTTCGACGCATCTTAAGAAAGACCCTTAGCAGTTTTGCCAAGTGGTCACTGCTTGTACCGTTTTCCATCTAGGTTCTCCATTTACCAGATAACGTACAATAATGACTTCTAGTTACTTAATCAAGTATTTCCTTGTAGAGATCAATTATTTTTGTGTGACTATCTATTCTATTATCTAACAGTGAGTACATACGTTGTTCAGCGAATGACCCCTGTAGCTGTACTATCGTGCATTTATGGTCCTGTCCAGACCTATGCACCCTAGCGTTTGCCTGTGCATATGTTTCCAGAGAACTGGTTGGCCCCCACCAAACTACTGTATTGGCAGCGGTAAGCGTAACGCCGTGGGCAGCAGCTTGAGGTTGTACCACCAATACCTGCGGTGTGCTGGTTGTCTGGAACTGTTTAAATATCTCTGTTCTTTTGCGGGAGCTTACGTCACCACGAATGATGTCCGTGGGTATGCCATCGGCTCGGAGCTTATCAGTGAGTATGTCTATAACGTGCTTGAACGGTACGAAAACAAGCACCTTCTTGCTGGATTCGTCCACTACCTCTTTCAACACTTTGTATCGAGGCGATATGTCAAACTCCAAAGAATCACCATCGTCCGTGTACACTGCGCCAGCAGATATCTGTAAGAGCTTATTCATGTTTACCGCTGCGTTTGCCGCTGTAATCTGCTCGCCCGCGGCCTGCATGACCATTTTATTTTTAAGTTCTTTGTAGTATTTGTTTTGCTGTCTCGTTAGTTCTACTCTTCGCTTTACATATATCAGTTCTGGTAGGTCTAAACACTCGTCCTTTGTAAAACGAATCGCTGGTTGTAGGGCTTTGAACACCCTATCGGTAGCGTCCTCCTTCGGTATCCACTTAAAGTTATTTATTTTAAGCATCACCTGATCTCGAAACGCACTAGCGAATCTAGGAACCGCAGATGGGTTTATAATTTTTGCCAGACCGTATGCGTCCAAAGGACTTTGTGCAGCAGGGGTTCCTGTCATCATCCAGACCCAAGTGCTTGGTCGTATCAGTCTATTTAAGACTTTCCAGCGTTTAGTCTGCACATTCTTGTAATGCGTGGCTTCGTCAATAATTATCAGATCAAAATCGTTGTTGAGTATGTCCTCGTATACAATCTCAACGCCATCGTAATTGATGATTACAAAATCTACATCGCTATCGATCACAGCCTTTCTTTTCTTAGCTGACCCATAAGCGATATCTACTGTACGGTGCATAGCGAATGTGAAGAGATCTTCGCGCCACGCTGAATCCATGATAGACAGGGGGCATATAACTAGAACCCTGTGTATGTAGCCTTCGTTAAGCAGATAGTCAGCAGCCCAAATAGCACTAGCAGTCTTACCTGTTCCTTGTTCGTTGAAGCAGAAACCTCGTTTGTGCAAGGTAAAGAACTCAGAAGTTGTCCTCTGGTGCTTCATAGGTGAGTGTTTGCCTGTGTAACTGTATCGTGTACGTATCGGGGATGGCGCGTTTATATTTAAGTTCTTTAAAACATGTGTTTCTTCTAACCCCCAGTTAACAACCACCTTGTTATTTTTAAGTTCTTTACTTTTAGGTATTACACTAGTCACCTTTTCCGGGTCACGTAGCTTAAGTAGCAATGCTTTATTGTCTATAACTTCCATGTGTTCTCCAGAACAATGCCGTCTTTCACCCCACGGACGGCGCGTGGTTCTTAAGAGGCGGAGTAAGCCCCTTTGGCTATAGGTTCAGCGTGTCAACATGTAAGGGGAAGACGACTGAACCTAATTCTTTTTTCTCTTATGTCCGTTTCTACTTCTGTTCTTGCTTGGGCTTTCTAACCTGTACCCATCTTTATTCGACCCACCCTTACTCAGCATCTTGTTGTGGCTTACATCTTTGCCTTTTCTGTTTACACCTTTCTTGTCTAACGCCCGTCTGGCACGTTGGCGTTCCATCCGACTCTCATGTTCGCCTCTGGCTTTTTGTTGTTGATATTCTTTTTTATAGGGTCTTTTGTATCTTCTACGCATTAGTTTCTTCCGTTATGTGGACACTCTACCACTTGGCACCACTGTCTACATAGGCCACTGGGTTTGGGGTTCCACACATCATTGTCGTATGCTGCCTCCATATCCTCAAACCTGTCACTCCACTTCTGCCACAGACCGTTCTCGTCGTCGCTTGTATAACTATCTCGTATAAGTTCTTCAGAGACAACAAACAACAGCCCAGCTCTAACCGTGTTGACAACTGGAAAGTGCTTGAACGTAGCTAACGCCATGAGTTCTAACTGTCCCTTGTCAGCGTAACGTGCAGATTTACCTGTCTTGTAGTCTATCACCCAAGCTAGTTTGTCGCTTTCGTTCAAGATCAACAGGTCTGCTATCCCACGGAACCACACATCTTTATCAAAGAAGTCGCAGGCTTCTAGGTCAGAAGTAAGTCCCATGCGATGTTCACATAACTTATCACCTTTCTTAGAATCTAACGAGTCTAATGCGCTCCTTGCATACTCGAACCTTGCGTCTAGCTCTTCTCCTTTTATGTAATTCTCTGCTGCTTTGTGAAACTCATCACCGTATCGTATGGCGTCAGTCATCTTAAACGGATACTGTTTAATAACTTTTTCGTAGTAAAACTGCTTCGGGCATTGCTGAAACGATTTAATCTTACTGAACGACCAAGGTGCTGCATTCATGTCAGTTATACAGTTCTACAGTTTTTCACTCACACCCCCCATAGGACTTGCCAACACCTGACTCACAATCAAGAGGCAAACCTTTGGCCCAATCAGGTACAGCACGCATACAATCCTCTACGTACTGCCTTGCTTCATCTGCTTCCTCTTCTTTTACGCATACAACTAACGAGTCATGCACTGTTAGCACAACTTTGTAACGCTTCGCTATCTCTAACATTTGTTCACCGATAACGCATCTGGCTACAGCCTGACATACGTTCTCCACAAACTTACCACCATATATTTTGCTTCTACCACTTCTAGTTTTAAAAGTATAGTTCTCAGCCCCATACTCGTCTCGTTCTAACTTAAGATCTTCGTAGCGCATCAATAAGCCTGACGGTAGTTTTACAGCTTTTATACCGATGATAGGTTCTACTATGTTTACATCACCGATAAGCAAACAGAAACCTTTAGACAACTGCTCTATCAACTCCATCGCATCCGTCCACAACTTCTTTATGCTGGGGTTAGTGGTTCTATAAGTTTGTATGATCCTAGAGGCTTCTTTGTATTCTACGTTGACACCGAAGCTGTTTAACTGATTCATAAACTTCTGTGCGCCCATACCATAACCAGCACCGAGTATCGTGGTTTTACCCACGAAACGCTGATCCTTGGTCACCGATGCTCTATCACATCTGTATATGCGGGATGCCATGTTT